GTCCAGAGTGGGCGGGAGAGGTTGTTCACCTCCCGCTGGGTCACCACCAATAGGTGTTGCCCAAACAGCCCTAAAAGGGCTGCTTCCACCCGAGCTTGATGCTGACGCGCTCGGGGCGTCCAGAACGCTCCAAGTGCTCTGTATCAACGCTTGCGACGTCGATCGCGAGGCTTTCCCTCGGCTCGGACATAAGTCCAAAACCGGGGCAGGGATCTCGCAGGAGACACTTGAGCAGGGCACCGGTCCCTTCCAGATGATCTGGAGGAGATTCGGCGATCACGTAGTAGCCCCTAGTCAGGGGGCTGTGATCGTATCGGTCAATCGTCTGGAATTGATAACCCAGACAAGACTGCCTGCCCAACAACGGGGATGAGGGCGCCACATTGGGAAACTCTACTAAGAGTCCCCTCAGTAGGTCGTCCATCATCGCAGCTGAGCGCCAGAGACCAGTCCAATAAAACTGGTTCCTGAGCGCCACAGCAGCTATAATCCCGTCTGCGTCCTGCCGTCGTGTCGGGAGCATCTGACGAACCTTGACGATACTAACGTCATGGCCGTCATAATACTCTCGTCCGCAAGACTCCCTGAACCTTCCGGTCCAGTAAGACTTGCTGATGTTAACCCGAAAACCAAAATTCTCGAGTTCATCAACGACGGACAGCACATTGTCTCTGGGGACGATCAAATCGTCACCAAAGACGCGCACCTGCTCGCGATACTGATTGACAACCAGCTCGCGAGAAAGTGGAGCACTTAGCTCCCTTTCTATCCCCATGAGGATCAAGGTCAAGAAGACCATAGCCTCGAAGGGGAAGCAGAGAGCTGAGCCCATAGAAGCGTACTTGGCCAGGCGAATAACGCCATGACCAGGTACATCAGCCTTACGGGACCGTGTTGCATCGACCGCCCAGAGCAATTCTGGGAAGTCGGACAACATAGCCCTTACATGCTGATTCGAGACACGATCGGAAGCTTCACTCAAATCGAGTGTAGCGAGGTCCCCGCTGTGGGATCCCTCTTGAGCCATAGACCTATTAGGGTCTTGGTCATCAAAACCGATCATGCGGGAGAGGAGACTATCCTCTCCAATCGCATCGAGGATCGACCGCAGAACTGCTTGCTGTGCAAATTGCATAGCAGCCGGCTCTATGGCAATGATCCTAGGTGACTTGAGCGTCTTAGGCACGGTGATCACCCTAACGGGAATCTCCGCGCCGGGCTCGAGGAATGTAGTATCCCTTTCCAGCTCGTCATAGTAACGACGATTTGGTATTAGATACTCTTCAGCGGGCATCACTCGCTGAAGCCGGGTAGTCCAGGTTCGCATACTGAACTTAGCATTACTGCTGAGTCGGTCTGCGACAGCGCCTGGACCATGCTTCGGCCAGAGTCTCGCGAAGTGGACATCTCTGTCCACCTTCGCAAAGACTTCAGCAAAAAGCATGTTCGAAATCCGCTTGAAATCCTCCATATAGGAGGGATCAAGACGGGCATCGGATTCCCGGACTTCCTGCTCACATTGAACAAATTCTGACATCGCTCGCCTCTCGCGACGCGGATTAACAACCCGCGTAGATGACGACTTTGATAGGCCGTCATCCGGGAGGGCGATCTTACTAAACATCAGCGTAAGCTGACGCAAAGCAAAGATTGCTTCGATGTCAGGTTCGTCCAAAAGCGCACCACTACTAGAGTCGAACACACGTCCAAGGAAACCCGACAGAAATGCCGGGAGACCAGTAAGACGCTTCCTCCCAAAGGAGGGAGCATCCGAAGGGACGACGAGACCTTGGTCAAGCCACTTTTGGGTAGCTTTTCCGAAGTCCGCCAGGGTAATCGCTAAAAACGACAACCCCTCGTGTTCTACTCGACGCAGGACAGTGTTTATGTCCTGCGTGGCGCTGGTGCAGCATCTCACTGCCATTTCATGAGCAGTGATGGACCAGAGTGACGTCAGGCTTTTCATGTTCCCTCCTTATCAGAGGTGGACAATCCCTAGCTCTGTCGTCAACCGTGCGTGTTTTATTCCGCTGTCTCTCGCCACTCCCTGAGGACTTCGTCCTCAAGGTGGAGATTGACAATGAGTGACCTATCGGCTTCACTGACCTTGAGCCCGGATTGGTTTATCCAGGCAGGGGCCAGAAGAGCCGAAACATCCCGAGGGATGAAGGCAAAAGCCAACGCTCTCGCTTTTTCAATAGAGAGTGGAGGCAAAGGCTCAACGTCATTACGACGCGAGCCAACCTTCCCCTTCGAGGTGTTTTTGGTACTCACTGTCTTACTCCTTGTGAGTGAGAGAAAACGAATGACACACAGCTCGACTAATGGCTCGAGTCTGCGAAGTGCCCACAGGCCTCTTGAAGGTCAACTACGGCCAACAAGAAAGCCCATAGGGCATCTCGCACCTCATCGGACTGGATAAAACCAATCCTTACCCGTACCGTGAATGTGCCACCAGATTTACTCTGGGAGCCCAGCCACGCACAGGAAACGCCATTAGCGTTTACGCCATCAAAAGATGCCATTACAATGGTACCCAATGATGGCAGCGCCAACCTCATAAAGAAGATCGACGAGGAACACCATTACGAACAAAGACTTTCGGTCTAAGCTCGTGCGGTGGTCTCGATCGGTACTCCTCCTTCCCGGGGAAGAACCCCGTGTGGGACGTGGACTAAATCGGGACCTCCTTTCGGGAGGGTCCGTCATTTGATTCACGAGAGGCGATCAGATAAACCGTTACTCTACGGCACGAGCCCGCTAGGACTCGCCACCGAGGAGCTTAACGATCATCTGGTCGGAAGTTGCTGTGAACAGGGCCTTAAAGCCCGCGTACACAGCCTGTGCCTCGGCACCCGTGTAACCTGCCGGCGGAAGGTCAAAGACGATGTAATTACTCATCGAAACCTTGACATTCTCCGACGGCCGGAACGGGTCCGCGGTCACCTTATTGGCGTCGATCCGAAGGACTCGTCTGGTCCGCTTGCCGTAGTTATGGCTAGCGGTCAGCTGATAGAGTCCGTCACCACTTGTGTACTCGCTTTCGTCATCCCCTACGCTAGTGCGTGGGAGTGCGATTGTCGAGCCACCGATGGTGACTGACAACGGGTCGGTAAACGACATGAGCATCACTCCTAGGGACCCGGTTAGATCCCCAATGGCGTTTTAACGCGAACAACACATCACTCAGTGCGTCCGGGAAATCCCGAGCGCACCAAGTATGGCGAGCTGTGACTTACTAAATTTGTCCCAGCTCACTCCAAAGCCATACGGTGTTGCCTTGCGTCTCACCTTGGATTCTGACACCAAAGTAACACTTGGGGCTACGGTTCCAGTCCAGAAATTGGACTTACCGACGTAGGTGTAGGTTGCTTCTGCAACAGTATGCTGCATAATGTAACCATACAACAACACCTGGTTGAACAGGATCACACTATCGACATTCGCGAGAACATCGCCAGTGTTAGTGACCCAGTCTACCAACCAGCTCCACGGTGTAAGGTTCCAGATTGATTCTGGAGTAAATGATAATCCTGCGATTCCCTTTGCAAGTTCAACTTGCCGTGCCATCTCCGTCAAGGTGTCTCCACCTGACGGAATATAGTACGAGAAACCGCCGGAAAACCATGTACGGCGCGTGATCTTGTCGACACGCACCACCATACCGGGTTCACCATTGTCGACGTACATAGCATCGGTGTTAGGAGGCGACCCCCAAGGGCCGTACTCCCGACTCCAATCCTGTGACGTCGTACTTTGGTAAAGTGGAAACTCATACCTCCGTCGAACCATTTTGCCAGAATCCCTCATTAACTGACGGATCTTGGCATCAGCGTTAACGATACTCTCCGCAAAAGAAGAGATATCACTAACGAATGGCTTCCAACCAAATTCAAAATTGAGGAACATCTCAGCAAGCGCCTTTCGGCGCTTACGATTTGTTAACCCTCGGAGCTCTTTCAGAGTCCCGAGCCCCAATTTCGGAAGACCTTCATGAAGAAGTTCTCCCAAGAATGTGGTTAGGTCGACAGTGGGGTTGACAGGTGAACACCTGGCAATAGCAGTTGCTCCGGCAGCGTCGAGGTTGCTGTTAGGCAGCGTCAACGCATTAACGTCGGGAAACTGCAACGCTAGTGGTTTACACGGGAGTACCGGGCCATGCCATTTGACATGATCCGTGACCCCGGGTACACGACTCGGCCGACTAAAGTCCATCGAAAGCGCCCTAACAGGGGTAGCTACGACGTTCTTCGTCGTCGAGAAGTCACCACCAATGTCCCCATACCATCCGGGCCTTTTGGACCGGATGTTCCAACTGGGATGAGTTTCGGAGTCAGTAACCTGACTCCCCTTAAGGTTGTCAAACGAGTGAGACAAATCCCCTTCAGAATCGAGGGGAGTACCGAAAAGAGCTTCTCCGGTACCGTCAAATCTCGTTCTATACCAATGCAACGAACAGCTTTTGCTGATCGGTGCTGGCAAAGATCTCTGCCGTCTAGGCAAAGAGCGACCTCCTTAAGGCACAGCTATATGGTCCTCGGTGGGTTAATTCCCACCAATCCCCTGTAACAGGGGGATGTGTTGCACTGCGCCCTGGGCCCCTTCGGGGGC